CATTGAGGCCAAGGCGCCAAGCAGCGACGCAGGCGAGGTCATGGGCCATGTGCCCCCAGACCGCAGGATCGCAAGTGTAGACCAATTGCTTGTCTACTATTTTAAGGGCTCGCATGGAAAAAGCCAAGCACTCTTCCCAACGATTTTGCATGTACATGAGCATGGCCAGCGCACACCAAGGCTCGCGAGTATTGGGCGCCTCAGCAGCAGCGAGGTGGAACCACTTCTCCGCTTGACCCAGATCGCCAAGCTCCTCATGACACTTGCCCATGATCCGCATCGCGTAGCAGCGCTCGTTATGCCATGTCGCGTCCGGTAGGCTGAGGTATCTGTTCAGCTCCTTGAGAGCCTCTTCCCACTTTGAGTAGAAGCTCAGCTCACGGGCGTAGTAGAATGCGTTGCGTGGGCACAACGGATCCTCTTTGACCGACATCGCCAAGAGCTCAAGGTACTGGCCACGGCTCTTGGTAGGGTCAGGGTGGTGAGTGACCATCAACATGTCGCTGTCGGCCCACACTTCTTTAATGCGCGGGTCTGTGACCGGATATTCGTGGCATGGGTGGTGCCAGCGGTATCCATGACGAGCGTGAATTTTCTCGTACTTGAACCGGATGCCGGCGCCCCAATCAAAGAAATAACGCAGGCGCGTTGTTCCATTGATCCATACGCGCTCCATCTCTTCGCGCCAGCCAGGCTCTAAAAGCTCGTCCAGATCCAGACTGATGCAAATATCAATATCCCTGGGAATAAGAGCAAGAGCAGTGTTGCGAGCGATATCAAACCGCCAAGGACTGATGCAAATGTCGTGTACGACAGCACCGTGCTCACGCGCCTTCGCGGCTGTTTCATCGGTGCTTCCTGTATCTGCTATCAGGATCAGATCAGCATCCTTTGCTGATTGGCAGAAACGGTCAACGAACTGCTCTTCATTCTTGCTGATTGCATACACACAAATAGCCAAAGCAATCTTGTGCTTTGAGTAAGCGTACACCCCTATTTCGGCATCGACAGTTGACCAGGTTGGTTTGCCGAATGCCTCTTTGACCTCGGCGTCAGACCAATCGTCTTTGACGTGGCGCTCGTAAGGGTTGCCCTCGTATTCGTCTTGAGGGTAATGGCCAATTGGTATGCTGATGATGACCGTGTCGGCCCAGCCTTTTGCCTTTTCAACAAGAGCGGTTGCCTCGGCCACTGTCATATGCTCAAGGACATCACCCAAGAAGCACACGTCAAAATTCTCGTCGGTCGAGAACTCGCGGGCGTCCTGAAGGATAAAGTTTTGGTATAGAGCCTGTAGCCCGTACTTCTCTGCGTAAGGCTCCCAAATCTCAACGCCGGTCCACTTCAGTTTTGGAAACAGCTTTGCGTAGGTGCCTTCGCCGCAGCCAATGTCCAGAGCGGTCTTGGGCTCCGGCAGCTTTGACATAACCCATTTGATGCTGGCTTTGCCAGATTGTGAACTTGTCGGCATAGCGTCCCCCTGATCGTAACTTTTAACTTGGTCTGCCTACGCCAAATTTATTGTTGCTGTTGAGGTTTCTCTATCTATGACAAGAACACCTTCACAGGCTAAATTCCAATCACCATAAGCAAGTTCATTGTGGCAAGGAACATTCACCTTAAAGTTTTTGAAAAGGTACTCTTTGCCATCTTGAAACACGCGCCACTTATGATCGAGCGTTCCCCTGCCGGGCTCACCCGCTGATTTGTTGTAACGGATGTGATACTTCATTAAATCACCTCTGCCGCTTCAGCAGGAGGATTTACAATGACGCCAAGGTTGAAGTGAATAAACGTCATTGCCTCTTCAGAACCGTTGCGGCTAAATGAATGCGGCAACCAAGCGTTTGTAAAGATCATTGTCCCCTCTTCTGGGACAATATTAATCGAGTTACTCGCGCCGCTGATCTGCTTCATGTCAAATTCAGGAAGGCTGGCTTGAACTTTTCCTGCGCGGGGGTCGTGGAAGATGGCCGCAGAGCCGTTCTTTGGCGTCCTGATGAAGTAGAACCCGATAATTTGAGAACCGTAGGGGTGAACGTGTTGGTCCATCCCTGAGTATTTGTAGTGATGCTGGCCCCACATTTCTGTAAAGGTAGTGCTAAATTTAGGCATATCATATCCTTGACTGCCAAGGATATTCCACGCTGTGCTGCCAATATATGAGCAGAAGTCCCCCAAGCGCGGGTCTTCAAGGAGACTGTCAGTCATATGAACAGGGTAAACCTCATTGGGCTGACCCTGTTCTGACTTGCGCTTCTCAATGTATTCATCGACGACGAGACGAACTGTATCTAAAAATTCCGGTTTCTTAACAGCATATATAGTCGTAGGAAAACAGTGTATTGGCTCAAGTTCGTCTGTCATAACCTTCCCCTCAAGGCTGACGAAGTTCTGCCTGCATCTTCTCTATGTGGGCAATTTCTTCGGGGGTAAAATCGCGGACAATCCACGAAAACACCCATTTACCATCACGCACAAACGGTTCAGGCGAACGAGAAACCGTCTGCGTCTTACCGTCATACGTTGGATCGGCATCAATTTCAACATAGCTGAGTCGATAGCCGTTTAATTTATAAGCGTCCGTTTGAGGAAATATCTCCACAAAGTTGGAATAGTGCGTGTAGCCAAGGCCGGGGTTATCCCTCATCAGTTCTTCAGCGCCGTAAGGGTACTCGACAAACTGATTTTCAATGGTTGTCTTGACGTATCCGGTCACGATTTATCCTCCAAGAAAATGGGAGCCTGACGAGTAAGAAGATCAAGACGTTCACTTTTACCGGCCAGAGCCGTAAACACCTGCTTAATGTGCGGCACGATCTTCGTCTCAAAGTCGGGATGGCAGCGCATAGTGTTCAGGTGGTCGTGCGGGATATTGCCCTGCGACAAGATGAAGTTTTCCACACGGCCCTGCAATTCGCCAAGCCATTCATCGCGCTGATGGGCTTCGTTAGCCTCCAACATAGGTAGGTGGCCGTATTTACGTTGCGGCTCAAGTTCTGCCATCAGCTCATTGATGGTTTGCAATTCCATAATAGCGGCCTGATGATTGTTCTGCCACGTATCTTCAGCAGATCGGCACTCAATAATTGTAGCCTCGGCAACCATCTTCTCCCAAGGTTTCTTGTCAGGATCGGCAATGATTGCTTCATTCTCCATTATCTTAGCTTCACGTTTCATTTTCTGCGATTTTGAATGCTCAACCTTTACCTCCATATCAATCTTCTGGCCGTACAACAATGCCCACGCACCATCCGGCGTGTAGCAAGAGCCAGCCATAAAATAGCGAAGTTGAAAGTCTGAGTTATTTCGATGTGGCTTGCTGTTCATTTAGATATTTACCCCCGTAGTGCCGTTTGATGTGGCGGAACCATACAAAGTTGTAATGCTTGATGCAGTTGCAGACACGCTTGTGTCCCCGGAATAAGTATATTTGTTGCGAGTTGTAAGGTTTTGCCCAATTGCAAATATGCCTATTGTGCTATTTCCGGCGGCAGACCCTCCACCAGAACCCGCGCTTGATGCTGTGGCTACTGCGTTTACGTCGCCGGAATAAGTATACTTATTACGGGTTGTGGTGGCTCCACCTATGGCAAATATCCCAACTGTGCTATTGCCAGAAGCAGCTCCAAGCCCGCCACCGGCAGTGCTTGCAGAAGTTGCTGAACCGTTTGTGCAGCTTGAGTAAGTATATTTATCACGAGTTGCCGTCCCTGTAAGTGAACCGCAACAACAAAAGGAGGCAAGAGCGAATATACCTACTGTGCTAGTCCCGGCTGCTGAACCTTCACGGGAAGGAACGCTGGCGGCGGCTGCTGTTCCGTTCGTGTCAGAGGAGTATGTATATTTATTGCGAGTTGCAATAATAGTGCTGGAGCTATTATAACTTAAAGCAAATATGCCCGTTGTGCTGTTCCCGGCTGCGGAACCTTGCCAATTAGCAATACTTGCTGAAGTTGCGGATGAAACAACACATCCGCTATAAGTATGCTTGTTCCTAGTAGATACGGCATTAACAGGAGTTTGACCTAATGCAAATATACCTCTCGTGCTGTTTCCAGCCGCAGACTGGTATCGGCTGGCACAAGTAGCGGATGTCGCTATAGAGTTTACATCCCCAGAATAGGTATATTTATTCTTCGTTGCTACTGATGAAGCGCAACAACTGCTTCTACCAATAGCGAATATAGCAAACGTACCCGGTGCCTGCCCCCCGGTAGCAGACGGCCATAACCCCGCCTTCTGCCAAGTAAGCACTTGGTCAATTGTCCATATGCCGGGAGCAGTGCCGCACACGTATGGCCCGGAAGGAACAACGGGTGTCTTTGTGATTAAGCCGCCGGGGTATCTCGTGCTCACGGTGCTACCTCAAGTTCATTGGGTCAAACGGCTTGTTAGCCTCGTCAATCTCAGCTTGTGTAGCCTGACGCACAACCCAAGTCATGCGCCACGTACCGCCATCATTTACTGGAGCGCCCTCGCCACAGCGTTGCGTTGCACGGTCGAACTCCGGCATGTCCGTCCACTGAACAACGGCGTACTCACCTGCCGGGTCAAGGGCAATGTCGCCAGCGTGGCGCGGGTACTCATTGGTCGATAGTTTGATGTACGCGGTCATATCGTCGTCACCGAGGATGTAAGGGTTGTAGCTGCATCTGTGAGGGTAGAGGCGGCGTCAGTGAGGGTAGTCGTTGAAGCTGTTAAGCTAGATGCCGCGTCTACGAGGGCGGACGCGGCGTCTGTTAGTGTTGAGGCGGCATAGGTGAATGAGTAGCCGCCGACCGTATATGTTCCTGTGGCTGACCCGTCGCCGGGGAGTTTTGCAATTAGAAAGTTGCTTGAACCGCTAATAGTTGAGCGTCCGCAAATATAAACATTTGCAGAACTGTCTACAGCTACTCCGTAGCCAGTGTCAGAGCTTGAGCTACCAAGACTACGCTGCCACTGGATTGCCCCGGATGCGTCGTACTTGGCTATCTGAACATTCAGCGTCCCGCTAATGTTTGAGTCTCCACAAACAAAGACATTTCCAGAACTATCCAGTGCAACAGAATAACCAATTTCGTTTCCACCATCGCCAAGGCTGCGCTGCCATTGGATGGTCCCGGAAGTGTTATATTTAGCTATTTGAAAATTAGTTGACCCACTTACATTAGACTGCCCACATATGTAGATATTTCCAGAGCTATCTACGGCTATTGACCGGCCATAATCTGTTGAGCCAGTGCCCAACTCGCGCTGCCATTGAATGGTGCCAGAGGTGTTATATTTTGCTATCTGGAAATCGTTAGTGGCGCTGGCCGTGGTAAGGCCGCAAACGTAAACATTACTAGAGCTGTCTAAGGCAATGGCATATCCAACGCTAGTTCCTGCGATACCCAAACCTCTCTGCCATTGAATGGTGCCAGAGGAGTTATATTTTGCTATCTG